GATACGGAGAATTTTTCCATCTCTCTCACGCCGGATAACATCGTGATACTGCAATACAACATTCTTGCGTGTAGTGATGGTATAGAGGTCTTTAACGCCCTGTACGGACGCTGTACGGGCCTGTAAGGACGAATCAAAGACAATTGCCGCCTGAATGGGTGCACCGGCCTTGTAGACCGTTGTAACGCCCCCGTATCCGTCTGGCGCAGTGGTCTTGTCCATGATCGTGCAGGCTTCCATTGCATCGTCCAAAAGACTCATAACTTCCTCCAAGGGGATAATCTTGCGGCAAACACACCCTGCCAGTTTGTGGGGCTTGCTACCTCACCTGAGACAGAGCCGCCGCTCGACTTGCTGTATGAATATCCTGCAAACGATTCTGAATTGAACGGAGACATTGCCTTGCTGTCTGCTTTGCCATATTGGGCTTGCCAGTCCTCGATATCCGTTGCCAGATCAATAAGGGTTTTTGGTATTCTCATAGGCCAAACAGCGCCGTCAAATGTTTCAGGCCTGAATGTTGCCGACCCGTATTGCCAGACTCCATCGTTGAATACAGAACCGACAATCCGGATGTACTGACCTGGCTGTATAACACCATAGGGGACAGTAATTTCACTATCCCCTACGACAATGTTGCCGACGATGATATCTGTATCATCACAAAACCAGTTTCGCAGGTATCCGCAGATTTCAGTCAGCATTCTTCTTTCTCCTTCCGGCCTTCTTTACAGGTTCCGGCTTCGGTTCCACAGCATTTTCAACAATAGGTTCAGGAACATACTCAATGAGCGGAGTTCCCTGCAAATTGCGGTCAGTGGAAAGTTCTGCAAGGCGGTCATCACTCACGCTCATTCCATCACGGGGGAATATGTCGCCGATATTGTAAGGATGCATTGCATCCTGAATGTCTTCAAAGTATCTGATCACCTTGTACATGCTTTATGCTCCTGCCAGGCTTCTTGTGTAGTAGGTCTTTCCGCTGACTACCGTTGTGTCAGTGGAAGGGAAATATGTGTTATCCGCAGCCTTCTCAAAGTAGTGAAGTGCGGAGGGATTTGCTCCGGAAGCAGGACTTGCCACTTCGGTGTAGGTCTCTGTACCGATGTCAACGACAGCGATTCCGTCAAGGTATTCGGCAAAGAGAACCATGCCCATCAGGGCAGTGGACTCAGAAACGAGAGTGGTGTAGTTGCCTTCAACATGGAATCCGATCAGAGGAGTCTCACCGGCAACTGTGAACTGGAGACCGGCATTGGCGAAATCACCATCCGCAGGGTTCACATAGTACAGAACGAGGTTCTCAACGGGTGTTGCAATGATCTTGCCGGACGGAACATCAGAGGACAGGAACAGACGGGAATATCCGATGAAGTTCTCGATGTAGGTCATACCGAACTGAGTCTGAACGGTGATATTTGCCGCGCCAAGATACTCGTAAGCATCCAGAATGTTGCAGAAACCAACGATTTCAGTGATGCCACGCTTCATCTTCTTCCACTTGTTCCTGACTTCACCCTGTGCCTTTGCTAGAGCCGCCTGGAATGTAGCCGCCGCACGGATGAGGGAGCCAGTCTGAATGAAGGTGGTAAACTCTGTCAGCACGTTGTTCTGGAGTTCCACAAGGAACTGATCGTCTGTCATCTGAACAGCAGCCTGATAGCCGTGATCTGCGATAGCTTCTGCGGAAACTGCCTTTTTATATTTGTTCAGCACGATAGGTGCATAGGCTTTTTCCAGTACCTGTGCCTGGGAATAGGGGATAACCTCACCCTCACCGATAGCGCCAGGCTGAAGGGTAACTTCCGCATATTTGGTCTTAAGGACTGTGCCAGGGGTCTTCTGAACGAGACGGGAAATGCTCATCAGGTCTCTCAGGTCCTGCCAGTTCCTGCCGAAACGAGTAACAAAATCAACTTCACGTGCCGCAATGATGTTTGCGGACTTTGTAAGATTAGCTGTTGCCATCTTCTTTCTCCTTTACTGGAAAAGTTCAAGATTTTCGGCAATGGCCTGCTGTCTCGCAGTGGTATCCTTGATTGCCATGATCTCTTCTCTGGTCTTTGCGACTCCGCCGCCCTTTCCGTCTGTCGGAGGGGTCTTTGTGTCAGCGCCCTTGGTCTCAACGGTAGGGATGTAGTCGCTCCAATCCTCTTTGACTGCCTTCTTGATAGAGGCCGCATCTTTCAGCTTGCCTTCCTCATCAAGTTCAATGCCGGAAACGCCCATGTACTTCATAATCATGGATGTTCCCTTGTCGGAAACTTTCATGTCAGAGAGCAGGTCACGGAGTGCCTTTTCTTTGGCGCTCTTGACTGCCTTTTCCTGAACTTCGGCTTTGTAATTATCAAATTCTTCCTTCAGCGCATCGTAGTCCTTGCCTTCACGGGCCTTTTTGTCGGCTTCGACCTGAGCCTTGAGGTCGTTCAGTTCCTTCTGTACTTCCGGCAGTGTGTCGGCTTTACTCTTTGCTTCTTTCAGTTCTGCATTTGCTTTCGTAAGTTTGTCCTGAATGTCAGCAAGAGATTCAGAATTTGCTTCAACGATCTGGTCAATCTTTTCGCTTTCAATCCCGAGAGCGGCAAGAAATTTTCGTGTTAACGCCATGTATAATTCCTCCATTTACTTTAGGTCGCGGTACTTTGCGATTAGGAACCCCTTACAGGTACAAGCCAGTTACTTTAGGTTGCGGTACTTTGCAATTAATGCCCTGTAAAGTACAAAAAGAGCCAACATCCAGACGGTTACATGTCTGAACATTGGCTCTGCTTTGCCCTTGCCTACACGCTACTTTGTGTAGTGCGATATTTTAATTTGTCTGTTCTTTCATAAATGACGATTTCACCTTTTCGGACAGATATAATTGCATCTTTCCTTCGGCTCAAGATTTCCTCTATTGCCGCTTTGGTGCGCTCGTCAATCTTCACAACCAATATACACCACCTCCTGTTGACCGGTCAAGTCAATTACCGAGTATACGTTCGATTAATGACTTGTATTCTGCCTTGTTGTTTTCTATTGCATTCTTCAAAAACCTATTGGGTGCCATTCGTGTCGTACCGTAGAAAACATAAGGGGCGTATTCCACGTTCGTCCCTATAAATGCCGTGTGCTCACCTGGCTTGTCTTCGGTGGTATGGGTGATTGAATTTCTGAGTCTGCCGGTATCGATTCTTCTGGGAGGATTTTCCAGTTCAAGCTTGGCATAACCCTCTGCCTTCATGCCGGCAGCCTCAATAGCGACAGCAGCACGCCGTTCAATTTCATCTATGAAATCTTTCCCGTGATACTCAATGTTGAAATCTGCTACACTCATTTTCTCTGGTACTCCCTCACATAGCTGTTTCTAATCGCTTCGGCTTTTTCTTCTGGCAGTGTGATTCTGTTCGGCTTTTCTTTTCTGGATTTTTTCCATTCATCATACGACATGTTCTCGATATTCGGGTCTCGCCTGTATGCAGTGGTATCCGTCTCAAAGCCTTCTATCTGTCCTATAAGCGTGCACCGGCAGTTATACGTAAGGTGTCCTGCGGCTGTCGGATCACCAGGGAACATGATTTTCTCACCAGATGAAGGAACTACAAACGGCTTTCCGATTTCCACCTTCTGCCCGTCAAGTTCTCTGTGTTCGTATCGGGTTCTCATGTCGAGTGTTGCAACCCACTGTTGATGTAACCGGATGCCCATTGTCTCCGCTCTCCGGTACGCATCAATCCGGCCTGCATTCTCTGCACCGGTCATTAGGGTTCTGGCATTACGGATAGCCGCTTTTCGGTTCTTCTCACCCATTTCTTTTGATATCCGTTTGGCTACTTTAGATATGCTTTCACCCTGTACTATTGCCTGGAATGCAATGGACTGCAACTTTTTCTGATTCCACAAAACATCATTGCTATGCTTAATGTTGTAGATATCACGCATCTTTTTAGCACCGGGATACGGCAGCATTCGAGGATTTTCCCGAAACATTCGTTCGACCGTATGGCGATCATAAAGCGTATAATATGTGTCAAGGCGGCAACTCGATTCCACTTCGTATGTAGCATAGTTGTGATTGATAGCATAGGCTTCCGGTTTATGGCCGTTCACTATACTGGCCGCTATCTCGTTGGTGCGCGTCATATCTTCAGCAACATTCCGCTTCAGTTCTTTCCACCGCTTACCCATGATCATTTGACCTTTTCGCCATTGGAGATATTCAGCTTTTGTTTTCTTGCCGGTCTTTACCCATTCCTGCCATTTTTTGTCCTTGATTTCAAAGCGCCTGAAATAGTCATCAAGTTTTTCGCCGATTTCCTTGACTGCTTGCGCATATTCACGTTTCAGCCGCTTTTCGATTCTCTCAATGAGGCGGTCTGTCTCTTCGTGCGCAATATCACTCATTCAACTCTTCCTCTGGCTGTTCTTCGGGATTCTGCTCTTCTTCTAACTTCTGCTCTGCTTTTTCTTCTTCTGCCTGCCGGAGCCGTTCGGCCTCTTCATCCTTCATCTGTTTGATAATGTCGTCAGCCAAATCGCCATCACCAAGCAGTGTGAGGATTTTCTTTGTGACATAATCATCCGTCAGGTGTTCGGCAGATTGCAGGACATTCCCTATCTGCTCTCCGGTATTGGAGATTTTGGAGCGTGTCAGTGTCGGGGTATCGTCAATGCCAGTAACAGCCATGATGCCGTCAAGGAATTCAAATATATTATCCTCATAGTCGCTTGCTTTCTGATCAAGGGCTTCATATGCCGCATCAATCTGAGCGATAACAGCGCCGGATGACTGAATCTGTTTTGCATCAAATGCCTTGAACGAATAGAAGAGCGCTTCCCTCAACTCATTGAGCAGGGCGGAACGTGAGGAATAAGGCGCTTCAAGGCTGTGAGGCTCTGCATGTGCACCATTTCCACCACCTGTGAAGGCTGTATGCATGGTCTTTACTCGCTCAACGAATTTAGCCAGGTCGATTTCATGCATACCTTCCGCATTGTTGATAGCCCAATAGATATAACTGGCTTCTTCAACGGTATTTGCAAAGCCGGATTCAATCAAATCAAAGCAGTCAATCAGTTCCTGCCTGCCTTCCAACTCTGACTGCTTGTCGATACCGTAAAGCGGAACAATGGGGAAAGTTGGATAATTGCGCCCATCATAGAGAATCGTTCCTTCCGCTTCTGTTGTAACTGCAATCTGGATATATGCACGCTTTTCTTCTTTCACCGCGCCGGACTCTTTGCCGTCTGTGTTGGTGTTCCACTCGTAGTCTGTGTAACCGTCAGGCTCAAACAATGTCGCTCTAAGGGGCTTTGAAGGATTGAGACGCCAGAAACGGACACCGGCCATGAGTGCGCCGTTTTCCTCGTCATACAGTGGGGCAAACTCAAGGAAGCTGTACGGCTCAAGGTGGTCAAGATTCCAGAACCCGAAAGCCGAACCGTGAACAAGTGCATACCTGGATATCTTTTTCACCTGTATATCGAACTTGTCACCGAGATTGTCTTTTGTGGTGTCTTCCTTCCAGGTGATACCGTTCGAGAGCAGGTATTGATTCAACTGTGCCGTAAAGTAGTTGAACCAGTTGGACCGCAGTTTGTAGTTGGTGGAATAGTTATCCGGAATCTTCTTGCCTGTTACGGTATACAGAAGTTTCTGGAAATTCATGATCGTTTCATTTCTGCGCCGGTAATATGCTTCAGCTGTTTTCGCAAAGCGGTATTCCGGAGAAGATTCATGTGCGCTGATGATGGAGCGGACAAAGTTCATCTTCTCGTTTTCCGGTATCAGGAGGAAATCTTGATATGTGTACAACTTTCTTTACCTCACATAAATATTGACTGCATTTCGATTTCTGTTGGTGCGATATGTTTTGTCTGGACAAAGTAGCGTGTCGAATCCATTAAGTGGTCTTTGATCTTCACCGGAGCATCTATGTCTTGACGGTCTTGCCAGACATAACCCTGTGCTTCCATTTTCCAGTTAGTCAGACTCGGTGATACTTTGATTCTTCCTGCGTGTAACGCTCTTGCGGTATTTCTGATACCGTCAAGCACATCATTGTAAGCAGGACGAACCATGAAAATATCCTTTTCCCTCAATGCCGCAATGAACGAAGCAGCGGACGGGTCAACAATCGTTTCTATCTGCGTTACACTTCCTTCTGCGAAGATTGACGATTCTTTTTTGACGTACTGCATGTACGGTTTTACAAAATCAAGCATGTCCTTCACATACTGTGCATCGGTCTTTGTTCCGGTGATCTCTTCACGGCCTGAATAGTAGTATTCGTGTACTGCGTACCATGTTTGCCCGTATTTCCCCCATAGGAGCGCCGCAAATGCGTTCATAGTACCGTAGTCGATAGACAGGCAATAATCATCAGCAGGGCGGTCTGGAGGCTCTTCTACGCATTTCTCCCAGAACGGATAGATAAGACCTTCGGCAAGTGCCCATAGGCCCTTTATATACCGGTCATAAAAGACAGTGCCGTGGTATTCATAACACAAATTGCGGACAACACCTTTGTCGATAAATGGGTTGTCAAAAATTGTGTAGTTCTGAATATACTTGTCTACATCTTCACGGTCAAGGAACTGTTTAAGCCAGTGCCCCGGATATTCAGGGTTGCAAGCGCCGTCAAATTTGGAATAGCTTTTATCAAGACGTGATTGTAGCATGTAGAAAACATCTTGATTCCATTTCGCCGTTTCATCACCATAGCAATACTTGACAGACGAACCCTGAATCTTTGCTACCTGTGATACCTTTTCAGCACCGAGACAGTAACACGGCACTCCGCAGACCATAGCAACATTACTGCTGTTTATATTGCCAACAACTG